TGATGCTATGACACATACGTTAAGAATGGTTAACACATCAACCTTTAATATTGAAGAGTTAAATACAACAACATCTCAAGCTAGATTGAGAGCAACTTCCTTTGATTTAATATTATTTAGAATACCTAACAACCAAATGTGGGACGAAGGTGTTGGATATGACTTTGCTGACTTAATATATGATTATAGTAATTCAGATAGAAACTTCTCAACAAGACCGTCAAATTGGATTCAAACAACAACATTAAGTGGGTGGACATCACCGGGTATCTATAACAATAATAATTCAGGTTCAACACCATACAGTGCGTTAACTATTGTAGACACACAACATTTTCAATTCGGGAATGAAGACATATCTTTTGATATGACAAGTGAAATTAATAATATCTTAACAAATGGTTTAACCGGTGTAACAGGATGGGGAATTGCTTATTTACCTCAAATTGAAAACTTAACGGGGTTAACTGAGAACTACGAAGTTCAATTCTTTACAAGACATACTCAAACCTTCTACGAACCATTCTTAGAAACAAACTATGATGATTTGATTGAGGATGACAGAAACTCATTTTCGTTAGGGAAAATCAATAAATTATACTTATACATATACGAAGATGGTAATCCTATCAACTTAGATGAATTACCGTCAGTGTCTATTTCGGATTCCAATGGAACTCCTATTTTAGGATTAATGAGTCCTTACTTAGATGTATGTCAGAGAACCAAAGGTGTTTATGAAGTTACAATACCACCATTAATTGGGTATCGTACGCCTTGTTCTTTTTATGACATTTGGTCAGGGTTAAAATTAAATGGTTTTTCTTTACCTAATATAACCAATGACTTTGTATTATACCCGTTAAAACATTCAATTCAAATTGGTACGTCAACTCAGGACCCAAAGATTTATGGATTTGATTTTTACGGAATAAAACAAGACGAAAAAATATACAACACAGATATTAGAAAAGTTGGCGTGGTAATTAAACAAGCTTACACAACAAATAAGTTACTTCCAAACGTAAAGGCTCATTACCGAGTGTATGTAAGAGAAGGGCAAACAGAAGTTCAAGTTCAAGGATGGACAAGAATTAACCAAACCCCAAATGAATATTACTTTATGTTCGATACGAGGGATAAAATACCAAACGAATACTATGTTGATTTGAAAGTTGAGAGTAGTGGGGTGATTAATACCTACAAAAAACAAATCAAATTTCAGATTGTTAATGTGAAGTATTTGGAATAATAAGATATTTATAAATAAAAACTAAAAAAAAAATAATACAAAATATATGGCAAATTATATTATAAATGATTGTTTAACTAATGAGGAATACATTGTTTCTGCAATAACGTTAACAGTGGGAGAAACAGTAGGGTATTCTATTGACGAGATAGGATTTTGTGCTACTGTTGGGGTAGAAACGTCTAACCCTCCAACTATAGGGGTAACCTTGGGGATATCATATACAGATTGTTGTGAGTGTTTAAGTGAGACCACAGTGGATTTAAATTTTAAATTTATACGATGTGGTACATTAGAAGAGATTAATATAGACCCAACTGAATTTTGTAGTTACTTTGGTGCTCCCACATCAGGTAGTACTTATGAAATACAATTTGGTAGAGGAACACCATTTTGCGTAACTTTTGATGGGTTAACTAATTCGGGTGAAACAAATTATTATTACTATTCAGGTCCCTTTTTAGATTGTGAAAATTGTGTATCACCACCACCTATATCCGCAGGAACAGAAACAATTATGTGTGTACTTGATTGTAGTGGTAACACTATAACAGTTGTCCCACCCCACCCAACTTGGACAAACGCGTATGGTAAGGCAGTTGTCTTACTAGATGCAATCGAACTTGGTGGAATGAATGGATTAAATTCGTAAGTTATGGGTAAGGTAGTTAAACTTTCAGAATCAGATTTATCAAACATTATTAAAAAAGTAATGTCTGAACAAGATTACTCATCCGATGTTAATAGACCAACGAGTGATAGAGAGAGACAAGTCAAATCAATCTTTGGTGACAAATACGGTTCGTATATCCCAAATGATGTTCTTAGATACATAAGAAAAAACCCCGCACAATTCTTCAAAAAAATATATGAAATGTATGGAGATAGAGCTTATGACTACTTAGATAAAGCAAAAAATAAAGGAGGAATTTAATTTTCTCCTTTTTTTTATCAAATTATTTTTTTATATATAAAATTTTTACGTATCTTTGTCCGATAATTCACTAAAGATATGATAAAATACATAAAACGAAAATTAAAACGTAGAGCTGTTAGAAAGAAACTATTAGAGTTACAGATATTATACGATGTTGTTGACCCGGGAAGATTGGCGGATATCAATGATTGTAAATTTATTTTCCGTAATGTCTTACGACATTCCAATTCCATTTATGAAATTGCTCCACTATCTGACCATAGAATTATAGAAAATAAAAAATTAGGTGTATTCATTATCTTAGACGATAAAAAAATTACAATAATCAATCACGTTTGTTATTATAGTAATATCCCCCTTACTGATAGAGATTGGAAGAAAATGTCCAATATGTATGATAACAAAGTGCAACAAAATAGAATGCAACGTATTGAACAAATGAAATCCCAAGTGGAACATTCATTATCAAAATTAAAGAATAGAATCTTAATTAAATCAAAAACCCCCACTGTTGAGTAGGGGTTTGTTATTTAAAACATATCTTCAAGACTCTGTAAGTGTTTCTTAACGATATCCAAGTCACTAATGTCCGTATACGTCATTCCTCGACTCTTTAAGGTTTGTATTTCTCTGTGTAGGTGTGATGTCATTTGTCTAACCATATTTGACATTGATGGATAATTTTTAATCATATTATCTAGATAATAAACATCCTCAGGCAATTTTAACACATCACCAATTTTTTTAACCCAATCCTTACCGTAATTATCGGCATCCATTTCCATATCCCAATAGATTTTATAAAATTCCTCAAAATCCTCAATATCCCCCATATAGGAATCCTTCAAATCAAATTCACTCATCTGTTGTTCGTGCCTTAATTCGTGGAATAAAATATAAACAAATGATGCAAAATTTGGAAACATTTCAGGTGAACATAAAATAATTGCCTTATTTGTTCTAACCCCTTTAAATCCGGTGTTACAAGAATTCAATACTTTTATAACATATCCCCTATCTTGAACAAAATCTTTTATCTTCTCAGAAATCAAATCATATTCCTTCATTTTATCCTCAGGAATATCCTTTCTAAACTTATCAATAACTCTGTCGTAATTAGAGGACATTTTTAGTCCATTTGGGACAATATCTCCCAATATGGTGCCTTCGGTTATCTCAACCCATTCTTTAACCGTATGAACGTCGTGTGTGTCTATATCATAACTTCCGTCAACACCTTTCTCCCACATACCAATAACACGTTCAACATTATTTTTTATATGTTTACCTTTAGCTTTTTTATTATGGTGATTATCAACATCAATACTAAAAGGAAATAATTCAGTCTTTCTCCATTTTTTTAATCCTAACTCAATTGGACCATTGTATTCACCGGCATTACTAGCCAACGTATTTTCTTTAATTGGAACAACTTTTAAATTTTTCTTACCGGGTGTTTGATTAATGTTGTTACCCTCTTCATCACTATTGGTCGAATCAGGGTGTTTCGTCATATAATTAGTTACCTTTCTTGCCTTCCCCTCTATCTTCTTAATCTGTTTCTTTGTTTCATCCATCGAACCATCATAACTATCAAATTCCAATTCAGGATTATCATACTTAGATACCGATGTCGTAAACGGACCCATTTGAGATTTTTTGAATTTTCTAATACCCACTTGAAGAGGTGCTATAAACGAACCTCTAGTTCCACTCTCTCCGGTAGCCTCTTTAATCTGTATTTTGTTATTTTTGTTCATATACTTATAAATATCAAACAAATTAAAAAAATGGAAGAACCTCAATTATTCGGAAAGCTATTTGAATCAATACCAATCCAATCTGAAGAACACTTAGATGCCATACTTGAAACTATGGATAAAGAACACGGAATATACTATCTAACCCAAGCCGTTAAATACGCATATCAATCCGGAATATACTCATTAGGAGAATGTGAAGTATTGTCAAAATCCATTAGAGTAACCGCCAAAAAAGAAAAAGACGTAGAATAACGTCTTTTTTTATATAAAAATTTTGGCAGTTAAAATATTATATTTATATTTGTCAAACAAAACACAAACACTATGAAAAAGTTATTCTTATTATCGTTATTACTTATCGGAACATTAACCTCTGTGGCTCAAGTTAAACCAAAAACAAAAGACATTGACAAAGATGCCAACGTCTTGATGGATTCGTTATCTAAAGTTTATAACAAAAAAGTTTTTTCTATAATGAAAATTACTAAAAACGATACTATCAAAACCTATATTGCCTACGCAAAAGATAATAAATTAACTTATGAGTTAATTAGTTCAAAACGAATTAATTAATACAACGACCTACTAACCCGTAACCTGTTTTAATTGTTCCGGTTCCAATAGGTGAATATACTTTGATTTTTTTATCATTATTTGGTGAATCAAATTGAACTGTGGTTCCCGCATTCGATAATTTATAAATAACAAACTCTGTTCGCCCTTTTTTAATCATACCCGCCATAGCTTTTAACCCCGGTTCTATCTCACTACCCATTTTTTGATAACTACGTGAATTGGGGTCATTCAATAATTGTTTAACCAAATCAGCATAATCTGTAACTGTTATCGTTAATATTTCACTACCTGAAACCGCAACCGGGTTAGTTTGACTTACCAAAGTTAAAAGATAAACATATAGTGGAGTATATTTCCAATCCGGGTATTTACTAACGTCACCCGTAATATACCCTGTGTCCGTTTCTATTTTACCCTGACTATCCATAATAACCAATCTATCCGGAATCTGTCCCGGAGTAAATGTAACTTCCCCTTTACCTTCTAAAATCTCATCAGTTGTTACATAATCTAAATTAGGGTCCCCTTGACCAGCTTCAACATCTAAAACAAAATTACACTTTGAACCACTACCTGTGATAGTAAAGTTTACAAATTGCTCACCACTATATAATTTAATCTTATCAGGATTTTTATTATCACCTTTAGTCTTATCATATGGTGTTTTACCTAAAGATACTTGACTAACATCTGTAGGAACTTTAATAGTTAAAACACCATTTTTAATTAAATCTTGAAATACTTCTTCAAAATACCCTTTCACAGAATTAGCTCTCGCCAATGCTAAACTACCCTTTTCTTCAAATCCTTTTGGATTCGTAACATTAGATTCCCCTGCAGTAATAGTTATAACAAAATTTTTACCACCATCATCCTTGATAAATTTATCAATTTGAGGTTTTAATGAAATTATTTTTGACTTAACATTTGGAGAATCAACCTGACCATAAGCAAATTTATCACCAACATTTTGAACCGGAAAAGTAGTGTTAGTCGATTTTGATGTAGTTGTCGAATGATATTGGGGTTGAACAACCTGTTCTAACGTTAAATATTGTCGTTTTGTTGCACTCTCGTGAAGATTTAATATTCTACTTCTTTCCTCACTCGATATCTCAAATAAATTGTTCATATTTTTCTTTTTATATAAATACCTCAGTATTTAAAAAACTTTATTTGATTTACGAATATTCTCCTCACCCCACATTGGTTGAAGGTTATCCAAACACCAACATCTCATAAATTCCTCGTCACCCATCTCTTGTATATCAAAAGATGTAATTGGTAGTTTATGGTCCACGTGCCAAATTCCATAGTTATCCCACGTCATATCATCCTTAAATTGTTTTTCTAAATGATTAATCAATTCCTCCGGACTATATTGTAGAACATCAAAGTAATGTCCATATTTGTCTACATTACTTTCTTTTAATACTGTCCATATTGCAGTTCTGAAATTGGTGATTAGTTTATAGAGGGGGTCAGTATCTTTACGATGTTTTTCATACTTACGTTTATATTCTCTATGTTTATCAATATTTTTTTCTCTCCATTTTTGATGGTAATCATTTAGACGGTCTCTATTATCTTTTTGCCAATCAGAAAAATATTGTAATCGTTTTTCTCTATTTTTAAGATAATGTCGTTTATCTGATTCAGATTTCCCACCCTTATATTTTCTACCGGAGATACCGACAATAGCACCATTTTCTTTTAATGTTCGTAACACAACTTGTTTGTTAATATTTAATTTTTCAGATATAGATGGAGAGCCTAACATCTCATCATTATATAATCTCAAAATTTCATCAACAACTGATTTTTCTAATAGTATTTTCTTCATATATTATAAATACAACCATAAACTTGATTGTTTACAAATATACATAAAAAAAAGGGACATATAGTCCCTTTTTGTTAAATATTTTAAGATTTTGATTATCTCAATTCTCTTAAATCGAATGTTCTAACACCATCTACAGTAATTCTGCCGTAAAATCTATTATTCACCATCTTTTTCGCGTAACGAGTCATTATACCTTTAATCGGTGTAAAGTTGAATGGGTTGTACATTGTAGGTGTTAATTGTAATGGTACATACGGAGCGTAGATGTATCCTGTATCAAGTAACGATGTTCCTTTGTGTCCAATTAACACTTGGTTAGCTGGGAAGTAAGGGTCACGATATACTTGGTAACGTCCTGCTAATGTTCCAACTCTTTCAATACCCATATTATATTGGTCTTGTTCAGGTGAAGCATTAGATACGTGGAAGTATTCTAAGTCATCCATAATCGCTGAAACCTCAGAAGATACTACAATCCAGTTAGCTCCACCTCTTAAAGTAGATTTGTGGATTTGTGCTGACAATTGGTTAATTGCAGTAATCAAAGTTTGGTTCCAATCTTTTTGTGTATAGTTTGTTGTTGAAGAGATTCTTCTCCAACCATTGTAATCCCAACGTAAGTTCCATGCCGCACCTTTACGTAAATCTCTTAAGATTTCACGGTCGATTTCAGCCGCAACTTGTTCAGATAATAAAGCTGTTAATTCAGCCTCAGCATCGATGTTGTGGAAAGCTGCAACGTCTTGAGCTAACTCAGGAGACCATTGTGCTCTTAATTTTCTTTCTGTAACAGATACAGTAACTGAATCTAATTCGAAAGAAACCTCACCGATTTTATCTTCAAATTCCATATCAGCGTAACGTCTGTAAACAGCAGTAAACCCAGTTGATGGTAATACTCCGATAGTTGTTCCTGTATAACCGTCTAATGTGTCACCACAAGAAGGACAAGTTGGACAAGATAAATCAACTTCTAAGTAGATGATTCCTGCAGGAGAACAAGTATCATTGTAAGTACCGTTATTACCTGTAGTTGCAAATGATGTAGTTCCTCTTCCGTTTAATCCTGAAACGATACCTTCACCATATTGTTGAGTAACAACTCTAAACAATAATGAGTTTATTCCGGTAGACCCACTTACAACACTACAAGGTGATGTTGTTGAAGTCCATGCAGTTGTAGAATCACTGTAGATTCTTAAATCAGATAAGAAAGTTTCAGTATCAACTTCATTACCGTCTGGTCCGATTAATTTACCTGTACCAGCAGTTGTGAATCCTGATAATGCTACGATTACTTTTCTAATGTTTTTTCCATTGAATTGGTTAGCTAATGCAGTTGCGTCAGCAACAACTAAACTACCATTTGACCAAACCATAACTGTTGTTGGTTTAGTAACTGCCGACCATTGTCCTTTAGAGTAGTCAAACAATCCTGGAGGGTCTAATTGACCTTCGTTTCCTTCATAGAATAAATCATAAAGATTTTTCTTGAATGCGTTTGCTCCTGTGTAACCAGCTCCTGATTGACCATCAGCCGCAGTTTGTCCATCAGCCGCACCAATTGGTCCGTAGTGAGTACCACCACCTAATTGAGTTCCTAAGATAGTTTCTTGACCTGATTGGTAACCTTGAATTTTAGGTACGAAGAAGAACAATTTACCGATTGGTAAGTTCATAGCTTGTACTGATACGATTTCATTCGCAAGTAATTTAGAGAATACTCTTCTTACGATAGGGAATACAACCGTTTCGAATGAACCGTTTGAACCTTCACCTGTAGCTTCGTTTATTAAGAAAGACGCTTGGTTCTCATATAACTGAGCTACGTTTTCTCTCATGTGTCCTTTAAGACCTTCTAGGAATCCTAATTTATCCCATTTGTTGATTGTGTCTTCTTTGATAACTTTAAGGTGTTTTAACCCGATGTTACCAACTAATCCTGATTCTAATAATGCTCCCATTTTTTTTGGTTTTTATTAATTTTAATTTATTTTTATTTTATTTTTGCCATTAAATCTTTCATTCTTAAGAACTGTGGATTCTCATATGTTTTTGATTCAAGTAAGTTAACCGCTCCTGTAGAAGGTGATTTTGCGATTGTTCTTTCAATTGACTCGTTCATAGTTTGAGTTTTAGTTCCTGAGGATAATTCATTTTTAACGACCTGATATAGATTTTTAGATTCTTTGATAGTTTCAACACCATCAAATCTTCTTAAAATGTTAATTTTTTCTTGTTTTGATGTTGAATGTTCAGTGAACAAACGTGTAGCGTAAGCCAAGTTTGAATTGAAGATTGCAACCTCGTTTAATTTACTTCTGAAAACATTAAGTGCTTTTCTGTATTCTTCGTTTTTTTCTCTAAGAACTTGTAACTCTGAATTAGTGTTACTTTCTTTGATAGCAGTATTAAAACTTGAATGAGCTCTTGGTTTTGGTAAACCACCTTTTCTAAAGTTAGACCCTGAACCTAAAGTTCTTACAGCCTCTTTTGTCTCTTCTTTTTTACCTTCAACTTTTTTAACCATTGGTTTTCTAGTTGAACCTTCTTTTGTTTCAGTTTTCTTAACAACTTTGTTTGTTCCTAATTTAGTTCCTGAATTTTCACCTTCTTTATACTCGAATTTCGCTTTACCTGTTCCTACAGATTTTGGAGCCTCTTTCATTTTAGTTTTAAATCCTGTTCCTTGATTAGGTGATTTGTTAAATTTAAATTTTGATTGATTACCCATCCCAACACCTTTTGGTTTGATAGACATTTTAGCTTCAGTAATAGATTCATCATCCATTTCTTCTTCACCTAATTCTTCTTCGTCTTCTTCATCCATTTCGATTTCATAAACGATTTCTTCATCGTCCATATCATCAGATTCGTCAAACTCTTCAAAATCAAATTCCACTTCGTCTTCGTCTTCATCATCAGAACCGAACATTCTCTCAACGATTGATTCAATAGATTCGTCACCCATCTCATCTTCTTCAAGTTCTTCGTCCCATTCTTCAGACATTTCAAATTCTTCTTCTTCACTTTCACCAACAATCATATACTCTTTACCGGTTTCCTCATCTTTAAGGTGAGTGTTTCCTTTGTCGTCTTTTGTTACGACAATGTTGTCATCCGGACCCATAAGTTGAAATACTCTAAGTACTTCTTCATCGTCTGCGTCAGTTAAGTCAATAGTGTCTTCCTCGTCGTCCATATCTTCTTCGTCACCAAAGTCCATATCTTCTTCGTCATCAGTATCATCAGTATCCATTTCATCACCTTCTTCATCTGAATCATCACCCATATCAATATCGGCAATATCATCAGAACCCATAGGTTCATCCACTTCAACGTCATCAGGGTTAATCTCGTCTTGTTCAGTTAGAGATTCTTTTACTAGGTCTTTGATTTCTTGTTTCATTGTAGAAGCAAGTATTCCTTTTGCATTTTCAGCTACCGCTTCTTCCAAGTTTTTCATTTGGATGATAGCCTCTTCAACTAAAGATTTTTCTTTTGCCATTTCGTTTTGTTGTTATTTTAATATATAAATATCTCCTAATTCAAAAAAAGTTTAAAATTTACTTAAATTGAGTTAGGTTTTTATACATTGATAAATATCTCCAAAAAATAAAAAGCATAAAAAAAGAGGACTATATGTCCTCTTTTACTTAATAATTAAAAATTTAACTACTCAATTACTTCATCAATTTTACTTTCTACAATAGCGGTAATTCTCCACTCCATTGTATAATGTTCAAAAACTTTGGTAACTTTCGCCTCAACATCAGTAGGGTTGTAACCACTTACTAATTTTTCTTCTCTTAATTTTTTAATCTTACCTGATGCCTCATCAACTGAGTCCAAGGTAACTTTTGCGATAAAATACTTTTCTTCCATTTTGTTTTTTTTTATTAGTAACCCAAATAATCGTTTAATTTTTTCATTAAGTCAAGCGATTTATTTCCGGAATCACCAACGTGTCTCTCAACACTCATTTTTTTCTCTTCTTCTAAGTTCTCATCGTATAGTTGTTTATCCTCTTTATTTAAGAATAGATACGCTCCCGGGGTTGATGGTGATGATACTAAATCAAAACAGATTAATTCAAAATCGTCTTGAACTTCATTTTGTTCACCAATCTTTTTAAGGGAACCTACACCTCTTGATGAGATACCTAATGTAACTCCTTGTCTTAGGTAGTTAGCTGCTAAGTCACCTTTGGTTGAACAAATACCACTTTCGTGATATCCCGGTGATGTAAGTAGTTTTATTTTACCCATTAGGACATTACCTTCCCACCATACTTCGGTGATTGCGTGAGAAACTCTATCTAAATCGATTAAAGATGATTCCGGGTGATTTAACTCGGATAGGGCTGTTCCCTTTTTAATCATTTTTTTATAATTCTCCGCCTCTCTTTTTAATATACGTTCAGGATATAATCTACCATTTCTATTAGGGGTATCATATTTTTGTAATACGGCATAAAACTCAATTGGTTTAGTGTGGTCAAGAGTTTCGCTAGATTCTCTAATTAATGTTTCGTTACGATTATCATTTGGGTTAATATACCCAGCATCGTATTCAACTAATATACCTTTCCCTGATTCACTTGGTTGTAATATTCTTAAATTCATTTTGAATGTTTTATTTATAAATATTAAACATTCTCGGTTTGTAACAATTCTTCTGTGATTTTACTGTTTTTGGTTAGATAAAAGTTAAAATTTTCATTATCTAAAAAATTATCTTTAAAAATTTGTTTTGTTATTTGTTGTAATGATTCTTTTATTTCGTTACATTTGAAATCCAAATCTTCTTGTATTAAATAAAAATTTATTTCAAGGTTCATAAACGATTTTTTGTTTAGATTGAGTCCGCTGGACCTTAAATCTAAGTCTACAATAAATTTGTCGTTGAATATATCTTTGTTTATTGACTCGTAGATTGAGTGTTTAATACTCCTACTTAGGTTAAGAACTGTTCTTGTCCAATTATCACATTCGTATATTGGTTCAACCCAAGTTTGGATGTTTAAGTAAAGTGATTTAAGTTTGATTGAGTCTACCGTTCCATAAACAATCTTCGCTGTTTTGAACCCGTGTAGTAGAGAAGTTTTTCCCTTTTTCATTAATTTTCATATTTTCCTGTTTATTTTTAAAAATAATAGGTGTTTTTATGGGTAATGTCAAAACTTTTTTGTAGGAGGGAGATATATGTAGTATATGCTAATAGTAAAATTAAATAATCACATTACGATTGAGAAAGCTCTAAAACTCTATAAAAGTAAAGTAATTAAAACCCGTCAAAGCTCTGAATTATCAAAACGAAAAGAATTTAAAAAACCATCAGTAATTAAACGTGATGGTCTTTCAAAAGCTAAGTATGTTCAGAAAAAATTTAAATCAGACGATAATTAAAGATTTTCTTTAAGGTTTTTAAGTTTGAAGTACGTAAGTTTGTCGTATTTTTCAGAAATTACTTTTGAGATAGTATCCTCAATTCTTATTTGCATTGTTGAATCAGTGCTAGCATTCTTCATTTCCGTTAGTTTCGTAACTACACCTTCTTTAAGTGTAACGTATTTTTCATTCAATGTTGAATCATCTTCAGACAATAAAGACATTAATTCTTTTTTGTCAGATTCAGTTAAACCATCAATATAACTTTTAATAGTTTTGTTTGCAACACTTACCATTGTTGTTAACGGTAAATCAATCCCTTCTGTTTTCACCACCGGTAATTTTCTAAGAGATTCTGACAGAATGTTTCTACATTTAATTTTAGATTCAATCGTTAATATATCTGAAGAAAACAACGTATCGATAGTCTCATATTGATTCTCTATCTGTTTATTACCAACCCAAGATTTTATTTTATTTAAATCAGATTGCTTGATTTTATTGATTGTGTTCTCATACATTTTAATACTTTCGTTAATAAACTCTCTGGCGTAAGATTCACTTAATGCTTTTGGAGAATTTAATTCATCGTATAAATAAAATAATTTACTTATGTTTTTGTTTTCTAAAACATATTTTTTGAAATTTTTTATTTCGTCTTTAAATGTGTCGTTAGCGTATGATTCTAACAACACTCTTTCTATTTTTGTTTTTAATATACCGAAGTTCATAAGTTTTTTTATTTATAAATATCTAATCTTTTAGAAGTTTACCTAATTGAGCTTCAATTTCTCCTAAAGAGTTTCCACCTTTGGATAAATCAATGTATGAATCATCTTCTGTCATATTACTTCTTTCTACCAATATTTTTAAATTATCTCTATTAAATGATTCAGGAGTTACTTCTGCTTCGGGAGCTGCCGCCTCAGGGGCTCCACCCGGTTCAGGTCCACCCGGTTCAGGTCCTGGTTCAGGTCCACCTAAATCTTCCATTCCTCCACCTAAGTCTCCACCTCCGCCGAAACCTCCTCCACCTCCCGGTGGTGGTGGGGATGATGGTGCCGCACCACCGGCAGTTGCTCCGGATGCAGGGTTACCATATAATTTATCGATATTATCGAAGATACCTGTATGTGTTATGATAGTTGCCGTATTTGTTAATTCAGCTCCGACAGCCATCTCAATTCTTTGTTGTTGTAAATCAAGTTTGATTTCCTCATCAGAGAATCCTAAAATATGTTTCTTAGCCCACGATACAGATACCGGAGCAATACCCGCAATTGCCGCAACGGCTTGTTGGTATAATGCAATTTTTTCTTTCCAAAGGTCATTCTTTAATAAATCTGCTTGGGATGATGGATTGGTTAGTCCTAACGTAAAGTTAGATAACTCATCTTCAAACCCTAATAAGAATAAATGAATGATTGCAATTTTATTTAATTCGGCAATCATTGATTTTTGAATCTTATTGATTGTTCTTGCAAAACGAATATCCTGTAATGATAAATTCTTACCATCACCGGCAGTTTCTTCAAATCCTAAAAATGCTTTAGGAACACGAAGAGCGGTTAATAATTTCTTTTGGATATATTCTATATCGGCAATTTCAGATAAGTTTGTTGCTCCCGGTAACGTATCAATTGGTGATGCCGCCGCTGGGTCTCTAACAGGAATAAAGTAATCTTGGTCAACAGCCATTTGGTTGAATCTCATATCGACATTACCTGTTTTAGCATCAACAACTTGGTCACGTTTAAATTTGTTTGCAACACGTTGTACGTAAGCCTCAACATCTTTATCATCCATATTACCAACGAATACTTTGAACACACGTCTTTCCGGTGCTCTTGAAGTTCTATAAATTAACATCGCATCTTCCGATAATAATAATTGTTTCCAAATACGTCTTGCTTTTTCTAACATTGACGTTCCGTATGGAAGTTTTCTATCGTCACCTAATAAACGGAAGTGGGCAACTTCCCAAGAGTTAAACTCCATATCTTTTGCCTTCCACTTAAATCTTAATCCTTTGTGTTCTGCAGGTTCATCTATAGTTGCAGATTTTGCTGCCATACCTCTTTCCAAACGTTCTATTTCAATGTTTGGTAATTGCATACAACCAACAATACCTTTATCTGAATCTAATTTTAAATAAACAAAGTTATCACCATACTTACAAGTATTTCTTGTCCACATAGTTAAATTCGTATTAACGTCTAATACGTTATTGAATAAATCGGCTAGTATAGATTTTATTCTTTTTGATTCAGAATAAATTTGTAACATATATCCATTCTCATCAACAGTTGTTGATTCTTCACCATAGATGTCTAATGCCGCTGATATCTCAGGGGTGTATTCCATAGATTCATAATCGTAAAATGAAGCCAAACGAGTTGGTTCATAATAAACTGCTTGAGTGTATAGATTACTTTCAATCTTAGTCCATTGGTTAGATAGGTAATATGTTTGTTGAGCTTGTAATTTTTCTCTTTCATATTCCGCTTGTGATGTTGTCTTTAACAACTCTTTCTTATCTAACTTATATGTTGGGTAGTCTTGATTTAATAACGCGTTTGGTCCAAAGGCTCTTGATAACCTTTGCCAAACCGTTAAATCATTATTTTCATTATTTTCCATATTCTAAATTTAAATATAATTTTCCTTATATAAATAGTTTACTTTGTTCTAATAAGTATCTGTTTTACTTATTGTGAGTTAAGACATTATTCGCAAAATATAAATTACTATTATTCACATCAACGTTATAAACTGTTGTTGATTCTGTAATTGTCACTAATGATGTGATTTCAAATTCAGTATTGTCAATATCTAATAATACATCACCAACATTTAAATCAGATGTTGTTCTGATATACCAAACACCATTTTGTTTAACAACGTGGTTATGAGAATCAGTCGCAATTAATTTATCGTTATTAATATTAATAACCGAATCAAATTCATATATTGTAAAATTAATTACTGTAGAGGTTGATTCTACATAATTTAAAGTGTCACTACTCCAAGAGTACCATTCGTTTGATGGTTGTGGCATTCCTGAAACATCAATAGATTTAAGTATGTCGTTAACTTGAACATCTTGTATTAATTTAGTTGAACCATCAGATAATGTTATTACTGTATTAACAACTAAACAACCACACGAAAAACAAGCACCCGTAAATGCGGTTCCATCCCAATATCTTCTACTAAAGTTATCAGTGGTTTTATAATAACCCGCAGCTGCAAATGCGAAGGTACAATTACCGGATATATCATCATCATATAATTCGGTTGCGTCACATAAACCTAAAATTGCGGAACGATTTATACATTGATTAACTAACGCCCAACCAGGTAACGAACATACAGCATTTGACACTCTATATCCTAATGTAATATTTGTTGCGCAACAATTATATATTGATGGAAGCCAACCACCTGAATTGTCACCACCGCCAAATGAAATAGTGTTTTCTTGAGCACAAATATTCGGTGAATCACCCATATTGTTAGCAAAGGAACTTGCAGGGAACCCTTCACAATCAATATAATCAAAAGTTGTTGAACCAAAGAAAGGACCACCTGGTGGAGACCAATATAATTCATAACATACACAAGTTACTCCAGGTGGTGTTTCAGTCGGTGTAGGTGTAGGTGTTTTTGTTGGTGTTGGTGTTTGAGTTCTTGTAGGTGTAGGTGTTGGTGATGGGAACACATAAGTAATAACATTTGAAACTCCCGTAAGAGACGAACAAAATAATGTCATTCTAAAGTATATTGTTCCACTATTAATACCGGTTATTGCCGACCTAGGTGAAGTACAACCACCTGCACCACCCAAAGTCCAAGTTATATTATCAGACGAATATTCCGGTAAAAGTGTTCCACAAGAACCTGCTGTTGTGAAATTATAATTCCAAGTGGTTCCTGAAACATATGTGGTAGAAATTAATGTAACACCACACGATGTTGTTGGCGTTGGAGTGTTTGTTCGAGTAGGTGTTTGTGTAGGAGTTTTAGTAGGCGTTTGTGTTTGCGTCGGAGTTGCAGTTAATGTTGTTGTTGTTGTTGGAGTTTGAGTTTTAGTTGGAGTTTGTGTTTGTGTTTTGGTTGGAGTGTTAGTAGGAGTTTTAGTTGGCGTCTGAGTCTGAGTCGGAGTTGCAGTTAATGTTGTTGTTGTTGTTGGGGTTTGAGTTTTAGTTGGAGTGTTGGTTGGAGTTTTAGTAGGCGTTTGTGTATTTGTTGGTGTTGGTGTCGGAGTTGGGGTTGGGAAGAAATATGGGAAAACTTCAGAATATGCGCTAATACCACCTGATGTACATAATTGACCCACTTTTACATAAACATTTCCTGTTGTAGTAAGAGAGTCAAAAGTAAACGGTGATGTACAGTTACTTGGAGTTGCCACAGCAGAATTAAAGTTTATATTATCATAAGAATATATCATAAAAATACCACTACAATTTGGTCCCGGAATAATCGAAACAGATAAAATTGAACCTGATGACAATGTAACACCTAACATTTGAGGTGCTGAACAAACTGGTGTGTTTGTAGGCGTCTGTGTTTGAGTTTTGGTTGGTGTTTGTGTTTGAGTATTAGTAGGTGTTTGAGTCATTGTTTTTGTTGGTGTTGGTGTTTGAGTTTTTGTTGGTGTTTGAGTGTTTGTTGGAGTTTGAGTCTGAGTTGGTGTTGCGGTTAATGTCGTTGTTGTTGTTGGAGTTTGAGTTTTGGTTGGAGTGTTAGTCGGAGTTTGAGTAGGTGTTTGTGTCGGTGTTGAAGTTTGAGTTTGTGTTTGTGTTTGAGTTTGTGTTTGAGTGTTTGTTGGTGTATTGGTAGGTGTTTGTGTTGGTGTTGAAGTTTGTGTTTGTGTTTGTGTAGGAGTATTTGTTGGTGTTGTTGAAATTGTTGGAGTTACTGTTGGCGTTACCGTTGGAGTCACAGTTTGAGTTGGAGTTGGTGTAGGTGTAGGTAAAATACATTCGTGGTCTAATTGACAAATAAGGCAACTCACATATGAAGTTAAACTAATAATTTCATATTGACTGTTAAATGACGTAGGATTTATTGCTTTAACACAACCACTATATCCGGTAGTCTCTATATAATAGAAGTTATCAATAAAAACAGGATATATTATTCCACCCACTTTATATATTATAGATGGGTAACAACAATCTTCAAAATACCCAATTGTTGGAGGTAATGGTGACGGTGTTTGTGTTTGAGTTTGTGTTTGTGTTGGAGTGTTAGTCGGAGTTTGTGTAGTGGTTTGAGTTTGCGTTTGTGTTTGCGTTTGCGTATTTGTTGGCGTATTTGTTTGAGTATTTGTTTGTGTAGGAGTATTTGTTGGTGTCATTGTTGGTGTTGTTGTAGGGCGATTTGTTGGTGTGGGAGTATGAGTCTTAGTTGGAGTTTGAGTTGGAGTGATAGTGTTAGTAGGTGTAGCTGTATTGGAAGGTGTTTGTGTTTGTGTCTGCGTTGTCGTTTGTGTTGGGGTTTGTGCTGGTGTTCCAGTATTAGTTGGTGTAACAGTATTAGTTTGAGTTGGTGTTTGAGTTGGAGTATCTGTAATAGTAGGTGTCGGTGTATTTGTCGGTGTATTTGTCGGTGTTAATGATATACAAGGAATATCCAACGAGCAAGTTTCATCGTAATACATTACGTAAATAATGTAAGTTCCATAATAATTTTCGGATTCGTAATTATACGGTAATGTAACTTCACCAATATTTATAACCCCCCCCGAACAAGGGAAAAAGGTTATATCGGCTAATTGTCCGTTATAATTCGCAGTTAATATTTCTAAAGTTGTACTCATATATTGTTAGTTCGTATAAATTAAGGTGTTGGTGGGGGATTATTCAAAGACCCCGATACACCTGTTGCCGGTATGTATATATAATAATCACCATACGGATAATCTGTAGGGTAATCATACGGTAATGTAACCGTACCAATATTAATTGTTCCACCTGTTGATGGATTAAAAGTTATATCGGCGGTATATCCGGTATAATTATTTGTCGATATTCTATATATATATTCCATAAATTAAGTTAACATTCCTCCGTCGCTAATTGACCAAAAATAAGTTGTTACAAGGGTTGTCCTTGCCGCCAAACCAGCTGATGTGTATTTTGCACTACCAAAATTAATCTGTATCCCTATTTGTGGGTTTTTTGTTACCCACCCATTATAAATACTATCTAAATTGTATGTGAAAAAAGTAATAGGGTTTTTAGTTCCCATAAAATAATAAAAATTTGTAACACCTGATATGTTCCAATTCCCTAAATTTTGTTTAAAATATTGGTTTTCATAAAACATATACACAACATTAGATACTTTAGAAATATCCCAATTTCCAATAGGTTGATTAAATTTTGAACCCCTAAACATATTAAACAAACTAATAACATTTGAAACATTCCACCCGGATAATGGTTGATTAAATTGAGATTGATAGAACATCGCACCCATATCTGTGACACCCGACACATTCCAATTATTAATTGGTTGATTGAATGATGAAGTGGCAAACATATTACTCATACTTGTAACCTTTGAAACATTCCACCCGGATAATGGTTGATTAAATATTTGATTATTAGAGAACATATCACTCATATTTGTAACTCCAGAAACATTCCAATTATTTATATTTTGATTAAATTGAGAATTATTAAACATGGAAAACATAAGAGTAACTTTAGAAACATTCCATCCGGATAATGGTTGGTCAAATAAACTGTTAAAAAACATATAACTCATATTTGTAACTTTAGATACATCCCAATTATCAATTTGTTGGTTAAATATTCTATTATTATAAAACATACCTGACATATTTGTTACATTACTAACAGTCCAACTTGATAATGGTTGATTAAATGTTGAGTTGGAATAGAACATATTCGACATATTGGTAACATTTGAGACGTTCCACCCGGATAATGGTTGATTAAATATTTGATTATTAGAGAACATACCCGACATATTGGTAACACCCGAAACATTCCAATCCCCAATTGGATGGTTAAATGTTGAGTTGTAATAGAACATATAACTCATATTGGTAACACCCGAAACATTCCAATTCCCAATTGGATGGTTAAATGCTGAGTTGTAATAGAACATACCACTCATATTTGTAACATTTGAAACATTCCAATTTTCAATAGGTTGATTAAATATTGAGTTGTTATAGAACATATAACTCATATCTGTAACATTTGAAACATCCCATCCGGATAATGGTTGATTAAATGATGACCCATTAAACATATAACCCATATTTGTAACACCTGAAACATTCCAATTATTGATTGGTTGGTTAAATGGACAAGACTCAAACATATTACTCATATCAACAACATTTGAAACATCCCATCCGGATAATGGTTGATTAAATTGAGAATTACTAAACATATAATTTGTGTATTGAACATTTGAAACATTCCACCCGGATAATGGTTGATTATAACTTGTCAAATAAAACATTCCACTTATATTTGTAATTCCCGAAATATCCCAATTATTTAAGTTTTGATTAAATAATATACATCCGGAGAATAAATAAGATAAACTTGTTATATTAGAAATGTCCCACGATTGTATATTATTTACAGATGTTAAACTATAACATTCTGCAAACATAGCGTCGATATTAGTCAGATTTGAAGTGTCTAAAGTATCGATTACGGTAGATAAATCTAAATTAAAACAATAATAAAATTGATATCCACCATCAATTAATTTTACATCACCCCACTGTTGAACACTTAAAATTTTACCATAATCACCAGCATAATTTCCTATATTAAACCCGTCAATTACTCCAAACATACGTATAGTATATGTTCCTATAACATTGTAAGTATGTATAAGCTCAGGTTGACTATATGATGTTATTGTGTCTGTATTTCCATCACCCCAATCAATTACAAAATTAAAAGTTCCTGATGGGTCTAACACAATACCAATTTGATTAGTGTTAGTAAAACCTTCATTGTCGGTTTTCCAACTTGAAATGAACAATATTAACGTATCACCGATTAAATCCCAAGAAGGTGGCGGATAATCTAAAATACAGGTTTTATTATAAAAAGGTATGTATACGGTATATGTTCCATAATAATAATCTGTATTATAATCGTATGGTAATAACTGTGAACCTAAACTAATAGTTCCTCCGGTATATGCGGAATAACTTATATCTCCGATATACCCGTCGTAATTTGTTGTAAATATTTCAAAAGTTTTCATAATATTAAATTCCTCCTCCATCAGTTATTGTCCAACCATATCCTCCACTCATAGTTGAACCCGTTAATGTATTTTTACCTGGTTGTCCTCCGGATATTGTGTAGTTAGCACTTCCAAAATTTATTGTTCTTCCTGTATACGGATTTTTAGTTGACCATCCACTATAGATTGAATCTAAATTTGTTGTTGAGAATGTTAATGGTGTTTTACCTAACATAAAGTCAGTAAAATTAGTTACATTTGATATACTCCAATTTCCAATATCTTGGTTAAAATATGTATTAATATTAAACATATTGTTCATATTAACAACATTAGATACATCCCAATTTCCAATAGGGTAATTGAACTCCGAATTATAAAACATATTGTTCATATCACCAACATTTGAAACATTCCATCCGGATAATGGTTGATTAAATAGGGAAGATGCGAACATATAATTCATATAAATAACACTTGAAACATCCCAATTATTAATATCTTGATTAAATTGTGAATTTCGGAACATAGATGTCATATCAACAACATTTGAGACGTTCCATCCAGATAATGGTTGATTAAAATATTGGTCGTTTTGAAACATATTACTCATATTTGTTACCCCTGAAACAGTCCAATTCCCAATCGGATAATCAAATGATGTATTGACAAACATACCTGACATATTTTTAACTTTTGAGACATCCCAATTTCCGATTGGTTGATTGAATGGGGAATTGGCAAACATATAAGTCATATCTGTAACTTTTGAAACATTCCACCCAGATAATGGATAGTCAAATGATGACGCATAAAACATATAACCCAAATCTGTAACCCCCGAAACATTCCAAGACCCAATAGGTTGGTTAAAGTCGGTAGCAGTATTAAACATTTGCCTCATACTATTAACGTTACTTACATTCCATCCGGATAATGGTTGATTGAACGATGTTGCTCCTTGGAACATACCTACCATATTTGTAACACCCGAAACATTCCAATTCCCAATTGGTTGATTGAATGGTGAATTGGCAAACATAAAAGTCATATTATAGACATTTGAAACATTCCATCCGGATAATGGTAGGTTGAAATCAGTGCTTTGGAGTATTGATGTCATATTGGTAACTCCTGAAACATTCCAATTATTAATTGGTTGGTTGAAGGATGTTGCGTTTTGGAACATACCCTCCATATTAACCACTTTTGAGACATCCCAATTTCCGATTGGTTGATTGAATGGGGTGCTAGCAAACATATAATACGTACTTGTAACATTTGAAACATTCCAACCTGACAACGGTTGATTAAACGGTGTGCCGTTAAACATATAATTCATATAAATAACACTTGAAACATCCCAATTATTAATATCTTGATTAAATTGTGAATTTTGGAACATATATGTCATAGACGCAACATTTGAAACGTTCCAACCTGATAATGGTTGGTTGAAAGATGTTGTTCCTTGGAACATATTCGACATATTTGTAACACCTGAAACAGTCCAACCAGATAATGGTTCGTTGAAAGATGTTGCTCCTTGGAACATATAACTCATATCCTCAACTCCCGAAACATCCCAATTATTAATGTTATCGTTAAAATTACTTTGACCAAACATTCCTGACATACCTGTAATGTTAGAAACATCCCAATTATTAATATTATTTATGGTTGTAATAGACGAACATCCACGAAATATATATGTTAAATTTGTCACTTGAGATAAATTTAGAGTGTCAGTAACACCTGTTAATATTAAATTAGAACACTCATAAAAATTATATGATAGTTGAGTTATGTTAAGACATCCCCACTGTGTTATTTCTCTTATTTTAAGTTTACTTGTTGGTGTATAATAAAACGACCACACATTAACTTTACCTGTAATAGTTATTACATAGTCATCAGGAGTTGTATAAATATGTGTCCTATTTGCAAATGTATTCGCCGAAAAATTTCCATCACCCCAATCAATGGTTCCTGAATAATCTAAACCGTAATAAGGTAATGTTATACTCTCAGACGGAGATGTTGTTCTCCACACAGATATAAATGGTAATAATGGTGTAGAACTTGGTGTTGGTGTCATTGTAGGTGTTGGAGTTGGGGTTGGGGTTGTAATATCTAAACCTAATAAATCACAATTTGGTGCGGGTGTGTTTGTTGGTGTTGGAGTATTTGTTGGAGTTAATGTCATTGTTGTTGTTGGAGTAGGCGTAGGTGTTAAACAAGGAACATTTAACAAACAAGTTTTACCCGAATCAAGTAAATAAATGTTATATGTTCCGTAGTAATTTTCCGAATAATAATTATATGGTAAGTTAACTTCACCGATATTAATACTCCCACCCGAACAAGGGTAAAAGGTAATGTCGGCGAATTGTCCGTCGTAATTTATTGATAATATTTTTAAAATTGTTCCCATATATTATATCCCCCCATCTGTTATTGTCCAACCATATCCACCGCTCATAGTTGAACCTGTTAGTATATCTTTACCCGGTTGACTCGCTAATGTGTATTTTGCAGAACCAAAATTAATTGTTAATCCGGTTTGCGGTGTTTTGGTTTGCCATCCATTATAAATAGAATCTAAATTTATTGTTGAGAATGTAATCGGTGTTTTTGCAAACATAAAATCAGTGAAATTGGTTACTCCCGATATATTCCAATTTCCGATGTCTTGGTTAAATGATGAACTTTGGAACATAGATGTCATTCCTGTAACATTTAAAACATCCCAATTACCAATAGGATAATTAAATGGTGAATTGTAAAACATAAAAGACATATTTCTAACGTTTGACACACTCCATCCGGATAATGGTTGGTTAAAATATGTGTTTTGATAAAACATAGAACCCATATCTGTAACACCTGAAACATTCCACGAATTAATGTTTTGATTAAATTGTGAAGTTGATGCGAACATAGAATTCATATTTGTAACCTTTGAAACATTCCAACCTGATAACGGTAAGTTAAATGACGCACCATAAAACATATTAGACATATTTGTTACCTTTGAAACATTCCAATTATTAAGAGAATAATTAAATGGGGTGTATCTAAACATACCACTCATACTTGTAACCCCTGAAACATTCCACATACTTATATCTTGGTTAAATAAGGTTCCATCAAACATACCTGCCATAGTAGATGTAACCTTTGAAACATTCCAACCTGATAATGGTTGATTAAAAGAAGATTGTCTAAACATATTTTCCATACTTGTAACCCCTGAAACATTCCACGAATTTATATTATGGTTAAATGCTCCAAATTGGAACATACGATTCATATCTGTAACATTTGAAACACTCCAAGAACTTATATCATCGTCAAAAGTTGATGATTGAAACATATTACTCATAACGGTAATTCCTGAAACATTCCAACTATTAACGTTGTTGATGGTTGTAAGAGATGAACAACCTCCAAACATATAAATTAAATTATTAACACTTGTTAAATCAATAGTGTCCGTAACACCGGTTAATACTAAATTACTACATCCTCTAAAAACTTGAGCACCATTACTAATTTTTAATGGTCCCCATTTTAAAACTTCTCTAATTTTTAATATGTCACCAGTATTACCAAACGCCCAACCATTAGTTGTTCCATAAATTGTAACAGTAGAATTACCTGATAATGAGTATGTGTGTGTTCTATTTGCATATGTGTTAGCGGATATACTACCGTCGCCCCAATCTATTGTTCCACTATATGTTCCTGATGGTGAATATGGTAATGTAATACTTTCAGATGGTGTTGTTGTTCTCCATACTGAAACAAACGATGGTGGTAATGTTGGTGTTGGAGTAACTGTATTGGTTGGTGTAACCGTCTGAGTTGGTGTTGGAGTAGGTGTTGGTAATATTAAAGTCCCGCTAATATCGTATTCACAGGTAAGATTAAAAGCTGTAATTCCGTTCAAACCGGTTGAGTAATAACCACCAATAAACCCTTTATAACCATCTTTAAAATTAAGAGAATAAAGATTACCTCCTGAAATAAAACTACTTACATTTTCTGTCTGAGTTAAAACAGGAACAATTGAAGTTAAATCATACGGTGTAGATAGTGTTTGTCTTCTTATACTTGGACCTGATACTATTGAAAACAAATAAGTTCCACTATTTTGAAAAGTAAAATCGGAAACAATTGAGTTGGAAATTGATTGAATTTCCACAACCCCCGTATTTATAACCCAAGGTGTGGTTAAACTATATTTTTTAAGAAGGCTACCCGTAACAGTAACAAACATAAATAAACCGTCAGGGGTAAAATCAATATGTGACGGAGTTAAACCAACTATAGTAAATAAGTCACCGGGTGAATAACTAGATGTTGTAACATCCCACGATGTTGATAATATATATCTAAGGACACTTTTTGATGCTGTCTCAACTACAAATAATTTACTACCGTCCGGTGAAAAATGATGACCAATTACACTAGTAGGGGTTAATCCGGAAATTACCGGAACAGCAATTGAACATCCTATTAGTGGTAATGTAATTGTTGAAACATCCCACGGTGTTGATAATGAATAAGCACATACACTATCAGTTGGTGAACCATTATGAATTGCAATATATAATATCGTACCATCCGGTTTGAAAGACGCACTAGTATGAAGTGGTATATTAATAAATTTTTCACCACTATATATCATTTGTGGAATACAAACTGTTGGAGTAGGTGTAGGTGTAAGTGTATTAGTTGGGGTTTGAGTATTTGTTGGTGTATTAGTTGGTGTTTGAGTAACCGTCGGTGTTTGTGTAACCGTTGGGGTTTGAGTA